GATAATTGCGAAACAAAGAAAATGGGCCGATGAATATATAGCACATAATGAAAAGTATAAAGATAATAATAATGTGATTAATCCTGAAAAAGCAAAAGAAATATTGGCACAACAGAAAGAGAAATATTTTAGTAATTACGATGACAAACAATATAACGAATTTGTAGAGGCTGTACAGAAACATACATTTGATATGCGTGATTTCCACAGAAGTATTTATTTTGATGATTACATCAAACGTGCTAAGGAAGACGGCATTAAAATTGGTAGGAAAGAGCTTGCTAAAGAAATATCAAAAAGCGGTTATGATGTTAAGTGGGAAAAAGAAGATAAGCCAGTTAACAATTATAACGCTAAAGATGCGTTCGATTTCCATAATTCAAGGAGTCGGACATTAAATGGATTATAGTGTTAGGTATTATACAATAGTTAGGAGCAAATTATGACACAACCGCCAATTCATCAAATGGGTGAATCATGGTCTACCCTGATTACTTCGGGTGATATGCCACAAGAATTAAGGCTTAAAGGTATAGACGAAGGAACCAGGTTGCATTTTTTGACACGTGACATATCCAAATTCTCGCATTTTATTCATACGAGATTCCCTAAAACCAGAAAAGTAAGTGACAGGGTATATCGTGTAATGGAGATGGATGAATTTGATAGATATTATACTGTCAAAATAGCATCAGCAGATGATTATCATAAGAAATTTGGATTATCGAATGCACAGGCTGCACAGATACAGCCACAAGACATATTGTTCTGTAAGAATATTTTTGCTACAATTAAGTACGAAGATATGGTTGCAGGTCAGGTATATCCGGCAAGCGGAGGGACTCAGGGAACAAATATAGGGCCCGATTTAGGATATGATGTAGGTGGTAATCCGACTGAAGTATTATATTCTCGAACTAAAGGCCCGGATGATAACGGAGAATATTTTACTGATTACGAACAGATAAAAGTAACACAGGTAGAAAAACCTGATTCAGCAGGTGATGGCTATGCATATGTCCATGTAGAGAGGTATTATGCAGGCCCTCATTCTCAAGATAAAGGCGGTAAGCTTGTTAACCGTGCATTAGTTAATACAGGGATTACTACTTATGTTACAGATGCAGCTTTCCAAGTTGGTGACATTTTGTTACGTGGCACGCCTACATTTCTTGAAGGTACTCAGGCCCCAAATGGTGTATATAAAAATCCTGAATCGGATAATAATTTTACACAGGAATTTAAGTATGCTGCCGAGAAAACACGTGAGTCTGATATTCCTAAATTAAACATCAAAATGAAACCAATGGATATAAATAAGCATCTTGTTTCAAGAAGGATGAACAGGGATATAGACGTAGCAATGTTATTCAATAAAAAAGGTATGACAAGCAGAGCCGGTAAGGAAGAATACATTGTAGGCGGTGTACATGAATTTATTATAAAAGACCCTTTGCATTACTTAATATATCAGGGTAATTCTTTATCATGGCCCGGCTGGCTGGATATGGGTAAATCTATTTTCGGCCTTGGCGGTGGTGAAGAAAGGGTAATATGGACATCGATTACTGTTGATGCAGAACTTCGAAAAATGTTTTATAACGATCAGCACATGCGTTTCAATCCGTCTATGAGCCAAAAGTTCAATATGGAAGTTAATTCAATTGTGGTATCTGGCGGAACTCTTCATATCATACCTATGCAGATAATGGAAGAATCCGGTTTCGAATCTGAAATGATATGTCTTGACATGACAAAACCTGATGCTTTTGAACCTGTAACAAACGAAGGATGGGATATGTTTGTCGATAAAGGCCCTAATGGAAGAGGTATACAGGAGCCGGGTGTTATGATTTACAAAGAGCAGATTATCGGCATGAAGGGTTTAATGAGAAGATATAGGCCATATCATTGTATAATAGATTTATCAACAGTAATTTAAGGAGGATGATATGAATAAGAAATGGTTATTATTATTGTTGTTGCCTTTAATAACAATAATTACGATGTCATCGATTCCTTATGAACCTTACGATAATTACAAAATTGTTGATAAGACATTTAGAATTGGTGCTTCAGGTGGTAGTTCAGATACATTGTTATTTGATTTTACCAAATATATGGATGTTGACAATGATACTTTGTCATTTATTCTTGAATTAATGGATTGTGACAGTCTTGGCAGTTCAACAATTACAGCAACATCGACAACATTTTGTTTGAATCCGAGTGTAATTACTGAAAACAGCGAAGACAGTCTGGAAATAATCGGAGTATTGCAACCTGTATCGCCATCTAAATTAACGGAAGATACATTAACATTTACCGGATTATATAGTAATTATAAAGCATTCCATAAGTATAACAATACCGGCAGAGTTGTTTTCGGACCGAAAGTTAATTTACCTGTTGGATGTGGAGCTGCTAAATTGTGGGTAAAAGTAATTAATTTTTATAATTCTGCACAAGATGTTCATATTAGAATATGGCGGGTAAGAAGATGAAAAGATTAATTCCGGTAATATTAATATTATGTCTAATCTTAAATAATATACTGTTTGGCTACGGGCCAAGCAGTTCAACATTAGATTCTTATAGTGTCAGTATAGGTTCTGGTACATGGGATACTACAATTATTACTAATGTAATGCCAAGTGGCGATTCAACAGGTATTATGATTGACATTAATCAGGACAGTATATCCGGGTATGTTTTGTATGATTATGTTACACCGAATGGTAATAGCAGTTCATCAACAATTTCGGAATATGATACTGCCATAACATTGAATGCTAATCTTAAAGGAGGATTTTCTTATGCTCTAAAAAGAAAAGCAGGTTCATATAAATTATATGTATATGTATTATTAAATAATATAAAAAGTGTAACACAGACTGTTACTGTAACTCTTTATCAAATAAAATGGCAATAATAAAGGAATAAATATGAAGCAATGTTTTTTATTGAGAAGTCTTCATTCGTCACTTAACGGACTTGCCCCTGATGATAAAATAGTATTCATTAAACAGGGTACATTATCAGGAGGTTCATTGTCTGTAGACGTAAGTGATGAATTCGAAGATGGGGCAATATTAGAATATGTATTACTCAAGAATTCTTCTGCTGTATCAAGTGGAGCAATAACAGTAACGAATACTGCAATTGCTGACACTGCTACAGTAGATGTAATGATTATTGGAAAATCTTGTGATTTAAGGCAGGACGATTAATGCTGTACAGATGGCAAGCACATAACGACTTAGCCCTATCTGTTGGTGATGCAATTACCATAACAAGTGATATGGAAAATAATTTAGAAGCATTGCCTGATGGAGCAAGATTTAATGCTTACCATAGAGATAACGCATTATATAGGGCTGAATTAGAAATATTAAGGAAAATAATATCTTCGATGATAAGCCTTGACAATAAAACAATAGCTACATTTTTACAGCGCATGCTACCCAATATGATATATAATTCAACAGACGCTAATTTTTCAGAAATGACAGAAAATATTTATGGGCTTAGGGAATTGCAGGCAACAGTAAGCAATGTAGCTATTGTTATAGATTTAATGTATATGGGAACTAATTATTGGTACCCGATACCAATCAAAGACAGGATTACCGCTCATGGATTATTATCAAGTAGAAACAATACCCAAATTCCTGATTTATTCGCATTACTCCACCAATTGAACGGCCAGACTATTATATCTGTTTATGATGGCAAGGAAGAAATAGAGTCTCTTGATACAATTAGATATTCATATATACCATATCCGGTACATCCATACACTTTAAACAATAATGATTTAATAATAATGGAAGACGGCTATACATCAATGATGATAGCTTATGCAAAAATGTACTTATTAATTGATAGCCAAGAAATTGATTCAGCATCATTTTTACAGCTTGAATTAGGAGGATATGAAAATGCCAATAACAGGTATTCAAACAACAATTTACCGCCTCAGTAATGATTGGACCCACGAAAAAATTGCTAACGAAGCTCAGGTATTAACTAATACATTAGATAACGAATTCATACAATTATCTAATGTACGGGCACATATTAATGTTAACATATCTTATCTTGCAGAATTATTAAATTTAGCGGCATTCCCTTTTTATCAGATATGGATGACAGGGGCATTCGAATCGGCATTACATCCATCTGGCCTTGAGTATATTAATCTTGGAACAACCATTGGCGGTTATGTACCATTCAGGATTATATCATCAATAAGAAGAATTAATTTTGTAAAGAACGGTGAAGAATCAGATTGGTGTTTAAACGTTGCAAGACAGGATATAGCGAAATTAACATCATTAGCATCAGGACAAAATCTACAGTATTATCAATCCATTCTGTGGAATTGGTCTGGTAGCGATTTATTATTTTATGTTGGCGATGATATAGAATCTGCCAACAGAGATATAACAGATGTAAGTTATGACATTACATCACAAGTAATAAACATTTTTGCTACAAGGAATCCATTGCTTGATGATATGCTGGCAGAAAATGTATCAACTACTTACAGGCAACCAATCGATTTGCCTGATAAATATGTAAAATTATTACTTGGTTTAGTACAAAAAAGTATACTAAATCAATTAAGCCGTGAACCACCGGCACAATTAGAAGCTGAAATCAATCAGGGGATAGCAATGATTAATCAGGAAATTGCACAAGAGATACAGCACTCTCAGCAGATTATTGATAAATATGCTTATGGTAATTTATCACAACGGCAGGGGCAGATATAATGAATTGTAAATATTTATATAATGGAAGATGTTATAATAATAAAAGGATTGAAAATGCAAAGTTTTTTAGAAGAATTAATAAGATTGATGGAATCCCAACAACAAAAAATTGCAAAGACTGTGAATACAGAGACGAAGCTAAAACCAATCCAAATGTTATTATTACAGCACGCAAAAGAACATCTTGGAAACAAGGAAATATCGGGCAACAGGGGTTGGGCTTCTAAAACTTTTCAAAAAGCAATGTCTGCTGCCGGATGGTATATGAAAGCTCCTTGGTGTGCATTCTTCCAATTATATTTATGGAAATTAGTATTTGCTATAGTATGGCCTGATGACTATATGTTACAAAAAAGAATAAAAAAATTAGGTTCGGGAAGTTCAAAAAAGTTATGGTTTAATTATAAAGAATCGACTGATTTTAATACAGGAAAAATACCTGCGATTGGTGCAGTAGCAATATGGAACTATGGCAAAATAAAAGGTGATATTATTAAATTGGGGGCACATGGACATGTAGATGCCTGTGTAAGCGAAGTATATGATGCTGAGAATTTCAAGTCTATTGGCGGTAATGTTAATGATAGAGTATCCGAAAGAGTAAGAGACACAAGAAATCATAATAATACTATATTCTTAGGATTTATTTACCCCCCAGGTATATCAGAAGAAACAGCCAGAATACAATTATTAATATCACAACAGAACAAAGACAGAATGACTATGGAACAGAATAAAGATAATCCTACATTGGAAGGAACGAGATGATTTCTGTTGAGCAAGTATTAAGCCATGTCCAAAATGAATTGACTGACCAATCATTTGAAAGAGTTGCATTAGGTGAATATCTTGTATTCATGAATGAAATTGCTATGGATATAGCAGAATTGACAAGAATATGGATAGGAAGATACATTGCAACTCCGACTCCATTGGAAATGGATTATGACGATACCGTTATATATTATGTTGGTGATATAGTAACTTATAATAATTTATTTTATATATCTATTTATACTAGTCAGGGCCAAGTACCTCCAAATCCTACCTACTGGAGAGAGGCTACGGAATGGGATTCAGGAACATCATACGCCGTCAATGATTATGTTTATTGGAACTATCCCAAAGTCTATTACAAGGCTCTGGCTGTTAATAGTAATATAGAACCACCAAATGATGATTATTGGTATGTAATAGGAGATACTTCTTTATATCAGCACAAAGTCAATATACCATATACTGATTTAGATGGCAACACAATTGCACCATTTAAATTCCTTCGTGTTAGTCGTGGCAATTCTCATGATGGTTACATGAATACAGAAGAGTACTCATTGCAGTCTATAGGACGTTATACATCTGACAGGCCTGCATTTTTGCCTAATGATATTACACATGATGCCAATTCGTTTTCAACACAATTTTTAAACGATATTAATCCTTTAAGCCCTACAATAGATAATGGATTAACATTAAATTTTGCAGAACCATTTCAAACGAATGAACAGGTAGTAATAGATTTTGTTCAGGGTAAACCATTTACAATAACCAAATGGGGGACAAATCCATCATTATTGATTCCGGATTTTATGAGAAATGCTTTCATATGGGGAGTATTATGGAGGGCAATGTCAAGACTATACAATAACGGAGACGACAGAATGTTTCCCAGAATGCAAAATGCAGAATTGAAATATCAGGGCCTAAGATTTCAAGGCACATTGGGTAAAGTAGGCGGCTATTTGAGAGAAGCAATGGGTTATGCACGTAATTTCAAAGATATAGGTTCATCTATGGCTCCGCAGCCTTTAAAATATTTACCAAGGACAAAGGATTTTCGTTAATGAAAAAAAAAGTAACGGAACAAGTCAGCTTTATACAGGGCATAGTAGAAAACATTAAACAGGATGTTTTTGAACAACACGGATTACAAGGCTGTTTATATTTAGAAAATTATGATCCTAATCTTGAATTATTGTCTGTTGTAAAAAGAGCTGGACAAATACCTCTAATTAGTAATGAAGATGAAACAGTAGAAGTTTATAATGAAATAGTTACTAAAAAAAAAGATATAATAATTCCGTCACTTCAAGTATATACACCTGACCTAAAGAATTTTGAATATTATAATATATATGACAAAATATTTCACTCTACAAGATTAAAAGTAAGCAATCCCGATTACAACGATAATATCATATTGTTTTTCAGGAGATTAATCAGTGATACAAGGCATGATTTTTCTCCTTATACATTTGATGATGGATATTACAATATAACAGGTACAGGTATTGTTAGTTATAGTCAAAACTACAAAAATGACACATTGAAATTTAACGAACCATTTTATGACAATATGCCAAGTCCGGGATGGTATCCATTAGGAACATTCAGAGATATTGCAAGATGGGGAGAAACATTATTATTTGTAACAACACTTGAATATCTGAATGAACAATATCACGGCCAATATAAAAATAATACAACAAAATATGATTATTGTAATGAATTATACCCATTATATAAATGGTATTATTGGGATATAAGCAATAAAAGAGAAGATGGCAATCATAAATATTGGTTTGGAATTGATTTCATACCCGACTTAAATACATCTACAGATAATCCTTATCGAACATGGAAAGTGAAATATCCTTCTTTGAAATTATTCAGAAATAATAATATAGTAGGACAGGCATATATACATACGGTAAGGGATTATTATCAAAACCACAGTGTAACAAGTTTAAAGCCAAGACGTGGCTTATTTACAGGTACACAGGCAAATCCATCAAATATAATACCGGTTGCCGGTGAAGATCTGAATCAATATATTAATTTTGTTTTTTACGAACAGGATATAATGCAAGACCCTTATTTTTCAGAAAACCCTGATAGCAAGATATATCAGTCACAATCTGATATGGATACTTATGCTTTTGCTTATCATAGATGTAAAATGATTACAACATTAGAATTAACTAATAATGAAATTTACAACAAATTAATACGTGGATTAACATCTACGCAACATGATGGCAACATGCATACAATACCGCAACAAATAATATTCAGATTAAAAGACGGCCGTATAATAAATGGAATGGGGCATCAATATGAAGCAGACTGGGAAGATGGTGTAGTAGAAATTTATCAAAGTTTGATACCATTAATATTCCCAAACTATGTAGATGAAAAATTACCTCGGCCTTGGTTATATCACGATCGTATTCCTTACTTACTTACAATGGTCATTGATGGTGTTGAAATTATACTAAAAAGAGATACATATGTAGTAGGTTCACAAAATAACATCATAGAGCCTAATTCAAGATATATAGGGTTTCCAAGCTTAATGGCTGAATATGATGCTATTAGCCCAAGTTTTGACGGTGCAGATAAAAGATATGCAAAAAAAGTTAATTTATTAAATGAGTTATCAAAAGATGCAACGGACACGACTGCAAGAATGGATTTTTATTTGCTTCCATATCAGTATAGGGATAATTACAATAATTGTTATTATTACTATCCTGACCCTTGGTGCATATTGCGTTATATGCTTACTATCACATTAGAAGGTAGGCAATTGTTAATTGAAAATAATGTGCAATCAATAAAATTGTATGTATCGACACCTAATCTTGAGGGGAAAACATTATTCAAAACAATCGGTACATCATTGCAGGAGCCTAATCCCGGAGTTTATGCTTTTCCTACTGTAACTGAATCTATGCAAATAGAAGAAAATGATATTGATAATTATGCCTTGGTAAAAGAATATGTTTTTGATGGTGAAGGACAGACAATAAGTGATAGTTTTTTTGACAGTTACAATGGCGAACCGGTCAAAACAAATGCTTGGAATATGGAAACAGGTACCCATGGTATGGTAATTGTCAGCAAAGGATTAGTAAATGACGGTACTTATACAGTCAAAGAACAGCAATGGATAAATCCTATGTTTAATTGTAACAGATGGCTTGAAAGCAGTTGGTACGGAGCATCAGGCCACAATTTTACAAAAGAAACATACTGGAATCCTGACAATATATTATGGGATTATCCTATTGTATCAAAACCGTTGAATCTCAACAGTTCAGGTAAATATTGGGAAGGTATGGGAGCAGGCTTAATATGTGTAGTTAAAGGAAGACCTTTTATTGGTAAAACAATAGACAAGGACGGTAATGAAGAGCAGGCATTATTAAGAATGGCAGCAATACAAAACGGAGTTATTTCAAGTGACTTATTTAATGATGAAGATTTTTTTAAAGTAGGCCATTTACCATTTACTGCATTAATAGAGTACAGAGAAGAATTAATAATATTTAACCGTGAAACCTATTACAGGCTACAATTACCGGAAATTGCGAATCCTTTAACATGGGAATTTGTCGAAGTGACACATGAACATGGTGCTTTTAATCAAAAGTGTGTATGTAACACGCCGCACGGTATATGTTATGCTAATGAAAGTGGTATATGGATTACTACGGGTGGTTTACCAGAATCATTAACTAACAATCTTGCAAAAAATTTATCCGTTAATTCTATTTATAAAACATTATCTACCAATAAGCCGTATCTATTTTTAGATAATAATTATATAGGTATACCAAGAATTGACCCATTTTTAAAATACAATGCTTATATGGAATTAATGTATGATAGCGAGAACAATGAACTCGTATTTATTGCCCCTGTTAATCAGTCAATAGATGATAGTCAATTTTTGTATACCGAAAATGATATAGACTGGATAGAATATTGTAAAAACAATAATATCAATTATGAAGAAACAACAGACAACAAATTAAAAATATTATTAATAAATGACAATGATGATATAGTACCTCTTACTCATGAAATAAGATTAATATTTAATTTTTCCAATCAAAATTGGAGGGTTGAGAAATATTCATTAGCATTCGATTACCCTGCTGTCACTGTCTATTCAAGAACAACTAATAAATACCATAGACAGCATTTTAATAAACAAGGTATAATCACAACAAGGTTATATCCTCAATATGGCACAACGGAGAATAATCAATATGTAGATTTTGCTAAACCGGAATATAATTTATTTAAAGATTATTTTTGGGATGATAATGGAAAATATTATCAAAGCAATGACATTTTGGGAACTATTATTACTCATGACATAGGTGATGGTATAAAAGATTATTTATTATATTCAGCATTAATAGAATGCACACCAAGAGACTCAATGGAGATAATGTACAACAATGTTACATACACCTATGAAGGTTGGAATAATTACGTTTATAATATTAATAATGGTGATCCTAAATTGATTTACGAACCGAGGGCAAGAACATACAGAAAACAAAATACAAATTTTGAAAACAACGAAACAAGCATGGATATGATAAGAAGAAATATGATAGCGAAAGGCGGTATTAATCCATTTAATAACAGAATGCAAACACCGTCAGAAGATGTTTATTCTTATTATATCAATGATTATACAAAATCTAATCCTACAATTGTCGATAAAATGACAGGCAGGGAATCATTAACAATTTTATCGCCGATACAAACAAAATTCAGAAGGAAAAGATTTAAATTCGTATCCGATGTAGTTGTAAAAATTCGTTCATTAATGTTTAATATGACTGAATATGGCAGAAGGAATATATAATGGCAACGGGCAACAGCAAATCAAGTCATATAATAAACGACTATCAAACAAGAAAAGCTCTTGAGAGAAGGTATAAGCCTGTAGTATCAGACCCTGTCGTAATGGCCCCTAAAGGTGCTGATAGTACGAATAAAGTAATCAGCAGCGACCACAGTTTAAATATCACATTAAATAATCCACAGGATTTAACTGTATGGAATTTTGCAGAAAGTAAAGAAAGTTATTATTCAGATAGTACCGGGCTTCCAATTATGTATAATTATTCATCTTATGATGAAGGTTGGATACCATTAATATGTAGCGAACCACGTATAAACGATTACGAACCGCAAATAAGGCATTTTAGTAATAAAAGGTATACTTTTCCACCTTTAGAGCAATATAGGGATTATATGTACTTTATTGCACCGAGAGAAGGTGTTTACAGAGTAACGGTATCGTTGTTGTTGAAAATAAAAAAAGAATTGACAGTAGAGAATAGGAACTGGCTATTAAAGGCCATATTAATTCTTGGTAAAGATGATTATAGTACCGTTTCAGATAGCAATTATATTTATAATCCTTATAAGAAATATTCAATATCAACATCTTCGTATTCTTCTGTTAATGGTGCAGAAAATATATTAGATTATTACTCTGCTAAAAATCTTGTAAACAATATACCGTCACCTGCTACAACATTGTTAAATTCTGATTTAGCATTATCTGCATTAATGATGACTAACAATATAGTCCATTTGCAAGGGACTAAACTTGTATATTTAGAATTAGACCAAATCTTAACATCATGGTTTAAAATTAAAGGAGGTATATATGATGATGATGGTGTTTATTTAGAATGGGATAATACCGATTTAATAACTAATATAATAGAATATTTTGATACGTTTCATATAAATTGGCAAGGTTACAATTATAAAGAAACCGGCTGGATAAGTACACATATACCTAATTATAAAAATATTGTTAATAATTTTTAAGGAATAACATGATACCTTCAATAATTGAACATTTATCATTACCGTTTAACAGATGTATTTATAAAATGAAAAAGCAATCTATGAGTTCTGACAATACATTAGCTATTTCCGCTATATCACAACATAGTGAACATGTTTTTAAAATAACATTTGATTCAGCAGTTAATTTATCTAGTTTCAAAGTTGATGATATAGTAATTTTAACAGGTTGCAGCAATAGCGAAAATAATAAAAAATTTGCAATATGCGGTAAAGATGATACACTTGATTACATTTTAGTTGCTTCTAATTCTATGGTAGCAGAAACAGGCAGTTCAGGCGTATTAATTAATAAAAAGAATCTTGCAAACTACGATAATACATATCGTGAAATACTTGATGCTAATAATAACGTTGTTGCTTATTCATACAATACAGCAGGTTCGTTTCTGTATATGTTAAATGAAGAAAAAGATTATTCCTGTATACAGATAGTAAATTTGAATGCAAGCAAGTCAATCAATTACGATATAAAAACATCATTAGATTGTATCCATTGGGATGATTTGCCTACTGCTGTTTCAGGCACACTGACAGGGAATAATTCATTAACAATATGGCTTGACCAAATAAGTAAAAATGTTTATCTTAAATTAGACATTAGTTCAGTTACATCCGGTGCAGAATATTATTTATTATTGAGTTAAAATATGGGAACTTCGATAGATACAAGGATAGGCGGTGGTGGTTCTGGAGATGCTACATCTATATGGGATAATGCTATAGCCGAACCTGAATCGGGTGATGATGAGGCTTATCTTTATTATGATCATGATACTAATACATTTGGTTACAAAGTACCATCAGGTGCTGCACATGACAGGCAGCATGCAATAGATTCTACAAGTGACCATACGAGTACTATAACAGAAAACAATATCATCAGCGCTAATGCTAATGGTCTACCAGACGATTCCGGAATATTAAAAACTAATGTATTTAATAAAAGTACTGATGACCTTGATGATATTAGCAATGGTACTACTTATGTTAAATCAGAAAATAATTTTACTGATACATTAAAATCAAAATTAGACGGTATTGAATCTGGTGCTACTGCTGATTTGTCCGGTTCAGAAATAAAAACATTATATGAAAACGAATTAAACACTAATGCTTTTACTGATACTTTACTGTCAAAACTGAATGGTATTGAAGCGAACGCAACAGCGGACCAAACTGGTTCTGAAATTAAAACACTGTATGAAAACGAATTGAATACTAATGCTTTTACTGATACTTTGCTGTCAAAATTAAACGGAATAGAAGCGGGTGCTGACGTGACAGATTCAACTAATGTCAATACGGCTGGTGCAACTATGAATGCTGATAGTGATATATCTGGATGTTCATGGTTTCTTGATGAAGATGATTTTTCAAGTAATTCAGCTACAAAAACAGCATCACAGCAATCAATATTAGCAAAATTAGTATCGTACGTAGCAGCAAATGCAATATCAAGTATATTAGCTGATACATCCCCACAATTAGGCGGTAATTTAGATATTAATGGCAAGGGGATTACAGATGAAGTTACAGCAGGGGAATCAATAACAGCAAATAATTTATTATATTTTAAAGCAAGTGATGGTAAATTCTGGAAAACAGATGCAAGTGCAGAAGCAACAGCAAATACACAATTGGCAATAGCCATTGACAGTGGTTCTGCTGATGATACTATAACTGTACTTATATATGGTAAGCATACAACAACAGGATTAACAGCAGGTACACAATACGTCAGTGAAACGGCAGGTGCAATTACATCAACTAAGCCTACAACTTCAGGTGCAATACAGAGAATTATCGGCTATGCGCACAGCAGTACATCATTATTCTTTTGTCCTTCCGGTTATTATCAAGAGGTGACAACATAATGGACAAATACATCAAAGAAGGAACATTGTATGTAAATAAAACAGAAGAGTATCATACCTACTTAGGCGGATATGGTAAGAAAAAATTCTATCCTGAATTCAGGCTTGAAAAATTAAACAATGAATTTAATTTTGATATATCATTCTTTGATAACACCAATATAATATCAGATGCCAATTATTATGTTGATAAAAATAATAAAATAATATTCAGTAACGGTGATACTTACACACGTTTATATCCTGTCAATAATAAATTTGGCGAACAAAATGAATTTGAATATGAAATAGGGTTTAAAAATTTATTAGCCTTTACAGAATATTGTAAGCTTAAAAAAGGTTATTATGAAATTAAATTTAAAATAAAGAACAAAGGCCTTATATATATATGGCAGGGTGATGAAGATGATAAAGACTCTGCAAGGCCTGATAAAGTAGTTGGTTCATTTGCTGTTTATTATGACGGCAAAAAACATAATAAATATAAATGCGGTAAGTTTGGCCATTTGTATACATTCTACATATTCGATGCTAATGGCAAAAAATACAAATGCGAATTAAAACAAGATAGCATCAAGGGTAATACATTAACTATCTACATCAAACAGGACATAATAGAATCAGTATTATTCCCAATTATTATAGACCCTACATTTGGCTATACATCTGTTGGCGGAACGACACGTTCATTGAGGTCATTTGATTATACCGGAGGATTTACATTATCCGAAGCTGGTACATTAAGCAATGTGGTTATATACATAAACAACCAAGGTACACAAAACCTTGATTTAAAGGCTGCTGTATGGTTGCAATCAGATGATACTTTAGTAGATAATAATATAAGTACAGGCATAGTTACACCGGGTGCAGACTGGCGTACGGTAACAATGAACTCGGTAGCATTATCAGCTACAAATTACTGGCTCGGAGGCTCAATTGATTTTAGTGCAAGCGGAGATACTTTAATTTATTATGATAGCTCAACAGGAGTTCCTTATGCTTATCAAACAAGAGCTTACAATGGCTTCCCCGAAGACCCTATGGTATATACTGAATCAACTGGTAGGTATCTAAGTATGTATGCTAATTATACTACCGGTGGCAGCAGTTTAACGGTAAATAAATCAATAGGAACGGCATTAACAGGATTGAGTAAACATATAAATACATTACAATCTGAATTAAACAAATTTATAGGAACTGATATATAATGAATTTTAATGATGTAATTGATATAGTTGGTAATTTAATTTCGATAGTTGCAGTAATGGTTGGTATAGTTCTTTATTTTAAAAAAATCAAAAACAAATTAGAAATATTTGGTAAAGATATATATAGTTTAAAAAAAACATGCGAAAAAAATGATATAAAAATGAAAGTACACGATAATAACACAAGCGATATAAGTTCCCTGCGTAACGAGTTGAAAGAATTAAACAATAATTTGGTTAGACTTACTACGACAAATGAAGAATCGTACAAAAAAATACTTGAGATGTTTCAATTAATCAATACATCTAATGAAGAACAGAATTTAAAATTAAGAGAGCATGAAATTAAATTAAAAATGTTAATGAAAGAAAAGGAATAATATGGATTGGATGTCATTATTATCCGGCGGATTAGGAGCAGGTGTTAATTTGTTAACAAATGCAATGGGTGGAACTAAATATGGCTATCACAAGGACCCATATGTACAAGATATGCAGTTAAGAAATGATGAAGTGTATAATGCAATATTGCAACAATCTCCTGAAGCACAAAGAAGAGCGCAGGCAATGTCATTGCAAAGAGGGAAAACTGATGCACAGGCAGGTGCATTAAATAGTGCATTGAGCCAAAATATAGCAACCGGCGGAGGGCAGGGAGATGCTAATACCGGAGCTGTAGCAGCAGGTGCAAGGTCGATGGCCAACAGTCTTGGTGCTTCAGCACAATATGACCAAGCATTAGGACAAGGGCATCAGGTAGCATTAGAACAAGAACAACAAAAGCATCAGCAAATGCAAGCCAATGCAATGCAAGGTGCACAAATTGGAGATATGTTTATTCAAAATACAGAAGAAACAGACCCAACTAATCCATTAGCGCAAATTACGGCAGGTGTTACTCAAGGTACCGGCTTGTTAAATCAATTAACAGGGGTTGGAAAAGAAACGATTGACAACAAAATGACAGAAGAAGAATTAATGAAATTATTAAATAAAAATTATATGCCAAGTTGGGCTACAAATGCTTGGAATCAAATATTTTAAAGGATAAAATAATGTCACAGATTAGCCATAGCAATAACCGTTCCGATCACATGCAACAGTTACAAATAACTGATGACCAGAGGAAACAACAAATAGCCGATAATATTAAAAGAAGAGCCATACAACAGGCCATGGCTAATCAATTAAGAGAACAAATGGCATTCAATAAAAATCAATTTTTAGGTTCAGAAATAGATATTGACCAATATGGTGGTATTACGGGAAATGAAAGATTTAAAGAAGTATTAAGTTATATGAAAAATAATGCTGATTTATCAAGGCTTGGTACAGGTACAAACACAGTGGCTAAAGAATATAGAGACAATGCACAAATGGCAAGTGATAAAGCATCTGAATTAAGACAAGAATACAATAGTGATCCAAATCTTAAAAACAGCATCAATTATTCTGATTGGCTTAAACAAAGAGGGATGAATGCAGACTTATTAGGCGAAATAAATAAAAGATTAAATGAAAAGAAAGATAATATTCCTTCCAATGTACCACCGGTTACAGAACCACCAGCTACTACACCACCCGTTACGGAACCGCCGGTTACTACACCGCCCGTTACGGAACCACCGGTTACTACACCACCTGTAACAGAACCTCCTGTTACAGAACCTCCTGTAAAACAGCTATCTGATACAGATGTAAACAATGATGGTGAACCTGATAAAGTTACTGATAACCAACAATCGGATAATGACAATCTACCCGGACAAGCTGCTCCAAGCGATAAAGAAAGGAAAAAACTGGAGAATGCAGGTTCAATGGGAGGGCAAGAAAAAGAAATACCTAAGAGAGCAAGTGAAAGCAAAAGTAAATCTAACAGCGAATCTGAATCATTGCAAAAGAATTTTGAAGTGGGAACAACTTATGACCAAGGTTCAGTAAATGTAAATGCTAAAAATGCTGTAAAATCAACAACGTTTAAAGACCCTGTTTTTAGAGATGAAATAAAAACATCGCTGTCTGATTTAGCTACATTAACAGGATTGGAGCAAGCAGGCAATATGATGGGTGAATCATACGGAGGCGGAAAGGTATACGCTTATAAAAACATGTATGATACGAGAGCAAAAAATCTTGACGATTATAATAAAGCAATGTCAGAAGCAGGCCGAACTGAAATAATTGACCCCGGACAGGTATCGTATAATGTAGATGGTAAAAAGATAAGTACATCACAAAGAGAGGGCTATGCATCATCATCTTCGACATCGAATACATTCAGTTCATCTAGTAATTATGGAGATGGTAGTGCTAGAGGTAGTGGTAGTGGTAATAATGACAGAGAAGGTGATGAAATAATGTTAATGGGACTTGGCGGAGGTGAAGGAAATACAGGTACAAGATTGAAGAATGGCTACATACAATTAAAAACGAGCAATAAAACCATTAATATGGATAGTTTCGTCGGTCCGGTTTCTATTAAAACTCATTCTGAGAAATTTGTAGAATTCAATAAAATTGAAGGAGTAAATGCAGTATGGAATAGTGCTGCTAAAAAAGGTGTAATAACATTTTATCACGAAGGTGATGAAAAAAGAGGCATACCTGCAGGTAAAAAGACATGTATAGTAACAATGACGCCTGACGGTAAAAGTACATTATATAACAAAGATGGCATATTGCCTCCATTTATACATGGCCCGGTAGGTTATTCGTTCAAACATAAAACTGTCGGTGGCTATGGCAATGCTGACTCGTCTATACAAAATAATGATGCATTAACACAATAAGGGAATGATATGGGTGACGATCTTCAGTTCAGGCATAAAAAATCAAATATGGGTAATTATTATGAAGATAATAGTGATGATTTACAATTAATACATAAAAATGATAAATTTAAAAAAAATTCAGTAACAGAAAAAGAAAAACAATGGTTTTCGGATAAAGCTATAATAAAAGTAAACAGGCCTATTAGTACTAATAACCCATTAGATATAAATGCGATTACAGGAAGTATAGCAAACAGTGTCGTCTCGGGGTTAAGAAAAGAAGACCAAGAACAGTTTAGGCCATATTTGCAAAGAACAGCTAAATTAAACCAATTCAATAATGCAGATAAAAATAAATTCGTGTCATACATGGATAGCAAATCTGATAAAATCAGTAAGATTGTTGGAAGCGACCCTACAAAATTTGACAATGATATATTGAATTATTTAAAAAAGAATCCTGATGATGAAGAAGTAGCTGATTTTTACAAGTCGTATAATTCTGACGATGGCAACTGGGATGAAACAATGCACCCTGACAATTATTTCACTTCAAAGGAGAATAAAACCCATTTTTTAAACATGGTGTACCATAAGAAGCATAAGCAACAAAATGTTCAAAATAGCGGCGTTTCTGGAGCGATTAAGAACATTCAGCAAACAGCACAAAACATTTCTTCTAATATAACGAATAAAAATATACAACAACCTGCTGATAAAGAAAAAAGTGCAATAGAAACATTGTACGGTGTAGTACAAACTGCTATACCTGAATTAAAAAACACTAAATTTGATGATATTCCTAATCATGCTCTAAAAGCACTCAAAGAAGGTAGGGATTTATATAATAAAGATTATATGAATTCATTATCACCTAAAGAAAAAGATTACATGATTGAATTATCTAAAAATCCTCATAAGCAAAACAGTAAAGAATGGATAAAATACAATGATATAGCCCGTGACAAGTTTATGAAGAACCTTGAAAATGTCATGGATAAAGATGAATATGATAATTTAATCAAAACCAAAGAAAGCATAAAGGAGCAAATCAAAGAATTAGAAGCTGAATTCAATAACAGCAGAAGTATGTTGTCATTTATGCCTGTTTATTTTGATACTATGAACTATGCAGAAATTGCACCTGAAGAATTCAGAAAATTCAAATCAGAAAGAACAGGCAAGACTTTAATTGATTATGAAAAAGAATTGGAGAAAATTGAAAAAGCAGAATACATTGACCAATATTATATATTGAATGACAAAATTAGACAATTCCAAGAACATTATTTCGATATAAAAGATGGTAAAATATCATGCAAAGACCCTAAAGCCATAGATGGATTAATAAATACAATTTTAACAGAAGGTTCATTGCATGTAGGAAGAAAAAAGTGGGATAGGAGTAATTTTACTAATTATTTTGGGGAAACATCTGGTATAGCTAAGCAAATAGGAGAATCATTAGCGCCTGAAACATGGTATGAAGGTTTGGCTAAATATTCTGGTCCGGCAGGTCTCGGTATAACAACATTATTAGATTTTAAATATAAAGATGTACTACCTCATGAAATGCAAGATTTTCTTGGTGTATCTGATTTCGAACCGGGCGAATTGGAATATTACAATTATATTAATACTAAAATAACAGAATTGAAGCAAATACAATCTCATTTAAATAATTTCGGTAAAATAGATTTTAGTAAAAAGGATACCGGCGTATCCGGTGTAATAAGAGACATCGGTTCGTCATTATTTCGTGGCGCTACTGATTGGGCCGATGATAAGATGAAAAGATTATGGTATGGGAATAATATCATTGATAAAGATATTGTATTTTCTAATAATATAGATACCAATATAGATGCTGCTAATTATTTAAATCTTGCAAGATATAGTAATGCTGATATATTACAATCAACGCAGGGTTTATTATATAATATGGCAGAGAATAATGTAATTAGTCCTGAAGAACTCAATAGCATTATAGAAGAAGGTGACTGGAAACGTACCGCTGTATTGTTTGGAGACAGAATAGGCGATATGATACCGGATTTAATTGTAGGCGGGTTCAAGATAGGAACGAAAGCTGGCGAAATGGTAGGTTCAAGGATATTAAATACAGCAGAAAAATTACGTGAACAAAATAATATAAAAAAAACATTATCATATATTGATGAATTTAATGCTATAGATGATGTACCGCATATAGTTAATTTTAGAAAAAAAATGGGAATGTTTCTAAACCCGAAGGGGTATTTCCAATCATTAAAAGGCAGAAATGCAGAAGAAGGGATTGAAATAGCATCTGCATGGGAAATGGCTAATCCTATTTTGTCAACATCAAGAATATCCGGTGGTATGCTTGGAGCAATGTTGTTTCGAATGGACCCTAACATGACAATCGAAGAAGCTATTGAAACAACTAAATCCGGTATAATGTTTGGTGCATTGACGTCTGCATTAGGAACTTACTTTACTAATGGTGCAAGAAGTTTATCATTACAATCAAAGAACATAAATAATTTATCAAGAATAAATAAGATAAATGGCATTAGTGAATACCAAGCTGCAATAAACAAGAATATGATTACACTAAATACTGTCGGTAATACTTTGGGAGGCATAACCGGCACCACAGGTATTGGAAAAGTAATAGAGAATTGGTTTACTGGCGAAGAAGCACCGCCTGATTTTAATAATGAAGTTTTCCTTGAATTAGCGACAAATCTTGTTTTTTCGACACAGGAAGCCATGCATACAGCTAAATACGGAAGTGGCTTAAAAAAGATAAAAAAGATAAGGGATATACAACATGTAAAACATGAAAAGAAACTTCTTGACAACATCAATATTGATGAAACAAGTAATATCGTAAGCATCATAAGTGATATAGAAACAAACAAAAGGAGCGGAGCACAATGGGAAGGTGACAAGTATGCAATTGTTGAAACCGTAGAAACAGGTGAACAGATAATGCGCCGCTATGCTAATAAGGAAAACGGCGAACAAATAACGGTAGGAGATTTATTACACATAAAAAAACTTGTAAAAGGGAAAAAGAATTGGCCAGTTAAAAAAAGAGCAAAAGAATTTCTTGATAATTTGATTGAAAACAATAAAGATATGCCAATTGATTTTAAAGATATTGGCGATAAACATGCAGGCCAGATAGATGCTGAAACGGGTAGAATTACAATCAATACAAGATTGTTTGACCCATACAATATGGACCCGTTAATGTCAGAATCAAATGCTGTTGATAGAATCATTTATGTAATGAGTCATGAATTGGGCCATAAGCCATTGATGGACGCATTTAATTCCGGTGACACTGAAACAATAACAAAATTGTCCAAAATATATAATGATTTTGTTGAGATGTATTACAACAACGATGGTGAAGGAATTGCATTAAAAATGAACAGCAATAAATTGAATTATGTCTTAAAATCCATGATGAATGAAAACGGCAAGATACCATATTATAATGTTGAATCTCCAACAAATGAACAAAGGTTAGTATTAGAAGAATTTTTTGCTCAAGTCAACGATTTGTCTATACCTGTATTCCATAAATATCTTAACAGAATGGGCATGAGATATAAGAATAACTCTATTGGTTCTGTCATGAATAACATGCGTAATTATATATTAGAAAAAACAGGGGCAAGTGAATATGTAAGAAATTATACTAAATCTGTAAATGATGCATTATTAGCATCATACGAACCCAATAGAATACAAAACACAGAAGTGTTAGAACACATAGATAACAGTATCAGAAACATGAATATGAATTTCATTACCGATTCTTATAATAAAATAGAATTCAACGAATCAGTAAAAGAACAAATTGGCCGGGCCGTTAAAAACTATTATAAAACAGCAAGTATGGAGAAAAAACTGGAAAAACTTAACAAGCCTGTTACTATGTTTATAGATGATTTTATTAATAAGTATGGCGAAGATATTACTAAATCACCTGTATTTGGGAAAGAACTAATCAAATATATAAAGAATGAAACTGATTTGTTAAGACAACCGGGGCAAAACAATCAAGCATATAATATTCAGGATATATTGAGGGATTTAGATGAAAACGACCGTATTGATACTGAAACTGATTATAACGATATTAATTACACTCAAAAATACAAGTCAACTGATCCTCACATTAAAGAACTTCATCAGAGATTGGGCATTGAAAACACGTCGGACTTCAAAGAAAGATTTATTGGTAAAAAATCTGAGGAAATTTTCGAGGACGTACATAACTTACTTCAAGAAAAATATTCCGAAGAGATGAATGCTGACAAATTATTCAATTATGCCAATATTTTATCATTAGAATTATCTAATATGAAAACGGCTGAACCGATTCATTTGGATATAAATTTAAATGGTGAAGCATCTGCCACGCTATATATCAATGATAATGCTGCTGATTTCACACAAACCGACAATGTTATCGTCGAGCCTGTATATAGTAAGAATTATTGGGAAACAAGAACAAAATATTTTGACAATAAAAATTGGAATCAAAACTACAGAAATGCCATATCACATTTTAATGAAGCTAAATATTCTAAGGTAGTAAGTTCTAAAACATCATACACTAATGATAGCAATAATTTAAAAACAAAAAGAGGGCACGGATTAACAGTTGATATGCTGAAAAATAACGATACTAAATTATCATTATTTGAAAAGGGTTATTTTATACCGCCTAAGGAGAGTGGTTCTTTAATGTTCAAGATGCCCAAATCATTTAAAGCAATGTTAGCAACCAATACACCGGAACAATTACTTAAAATATCGAAATCAATTTTTCATTCAAATTTCAAAAGATTCTTATTATCAGATAACGTATGGAATGGCTTATCAGATGGCAAAGATTTAATGAATAGAATAAAAAATGAATATGGCGTTATGAATTTTGATGAATTATACAAAGGAATAAAAAGCGAGGAGATGGACTATACGAAATTGTTTCCTAAAGCTGATAGCGATATAATTAATAAAAATAAAGATAATATTGATTCAATGATAATGCCATTTATAGAAAAGGGTAAAAAATATTATGATGATTGTGATGACCACCCATTAAACTGGGATGTTGAAGAACTAAAAAAAGACGGTGACAAAGAATTACGCAAACAAGCAATAAAAGCATTACATGCTGCATACAATGACACATGGCATTGGTCTCTTGACAATTCAGGCCAATCAAGAATGTATAACGATAAAGGTTCACAGAGAGAAACTGGTAAATTATTTGAAAAATACATGAACGTCCACATGGGTAATTCAGCACGGAGAATGGCAAGCGGCAAAATATTTGAAACATTTATCGAAGGATTCGCAAAAGTTGATGATGTACAGGAATATTTACAAGGCAAAAACATAGTTAAAGAGGGCGATGATTATTTTATAAATAGCATGTTGTATAATCCTATAATGTTTGAACGAGCTGGCTTATTAAAAGGGCATTTTGATAAAGACCCTACAGATGGTGGTGCTTATGTATTTGATGATATAACGGAAGTATTGGATGCAATTAACGGAGAAGAATCTGGTGTTATATCAATGTACAAACCCAAAGGTTATATAATAGATAACAACAACAATACAGTAATGCTAAAAGGTGCATTCCACAGATTGGATAAAAATAAATTTACAGATAATTGGTCACGGGAATTTCCGGAATTTTTGGATAAATTTAAGTCACAAATATCATTAATGATACCTAACACTATGACAAAATCCGGAAATTCATTTACCACGAATGTAAAGGAAATTCCCGAACTTAATATTAAAGTCGGTATCAATAATGCAGGTGAAATACTATGGACATCAAAAGACGGAATCAAAAAAGACACTAATAAGGAGATGATAGATGGTGTATATGATTATGCAATAGAGAAATTACAACAAGGGATAGTGCCTGACTTTATGAAATTGAAAATACCATTAACCGGCAACAATGCTATAATGTTTGATACACCGTCACATCCGCTTGCAAAACCGACCAAACTTGCATTTGGGATAATGGACATACCTTACACCGTCTCAGAGAATGGTTTTTTTCAAGGCGAAACCGGAATGGCAGCAAGAGAAGCCATAAATAATTTGAAAAATAATCTTGTAAATAAGTATTATAAAAACATAAAAACCATAACATCGTTAAGAAATATCTTCAGAGAAGGAAAATATAATGTATCAGAATCAATTAATAAAGAAATAGGGACATTTATTAATGATATATTTACAGATTATATAACAAATGCTGATGATATGACATTGTCTAAAGTTACTAAATTAAACAAATCATCTGCACTGAATTTATTAAAAAGTTCAGTTTTGGACGGACAGTTTCAACATGAATCATTCCCTAAATTATTAATGTATTTTCCTGATTTATTTGCTTCAAAACCACAAGGTAAGTATAATCCAGGTGCAGGCCATAATACTACATTAGCAGATATGGTAGCAAATGAAATAGATAATTGTTTAAAAATGCGTACAACAGGAGCTACATTAAACCTAACTATTGAGAATAACACAAAAGCTAATATATTAAATGGTGCGCATTATAGTTATCATTCTTTAGTTGAGAACAATAAACGTTTATCAGATGAAACTAAATCTAAATCATTAAAATATTATTCAAGATTAGCACAAAGTTTATTAAATGAATATATAGACCCTAATACAGGGCTTTTAAAGGACTATTCCAACGGGATAATAGTATCAACTGACTATTTAGATGTAATGAACAAAGAACGCTTTAATAAGGGCTTAAAACCGCTGCAAATAGGCAGTAGGGTTCTTGGTGTTCGAACACCTGTAGATGGCCCTGATAGCATGGGAGCATTTATGATAGTAGGTGTATCGGAAAAGAAAGGCACAGTACAGATTAATCATAAGATGGGTATAGAAGTATTCGGAACAGACTATGATAAAGACGGATTTGGATTGAAAGCAGATGATACTGAACTTGTAGAAAAAGATTTTAATGCAATATATGATTATTGGTTGAATTCGGGCGTTAATAAAGGCATATTGAAAAGCGATGCTAAATTGATGGCACAAGAAGAAAAAGAATTTAATGGAACTAATTACACGTTCCCGTCTAAATATGGCTTAAAAGAAGAAAAATATGATTATAAACCGCAACAATTAAACCATTACGACGCTGCTGTTGGTGCATTGACAGGAAAGTCAGCAGCAATATCCAGAAGAACATTAATAGCAAGGGCTTTTGAAAATCTTGGTAAAAACGAATACGACATAATAAGCGGGCCATATAAAATAAAATTAAAAATCAACAATGAATGGACAGAGAAGAACGGAGTAAAATATAATATATTTTCATCATTATCAAACTATATAACACAAAAATCTGTTGATATAAATAACCAAAAAAATATAGCACCGGATAATGCTATGTACGATATGATTATTGATAAAGTTGAAATAAACAGGCCATCTGAAGAACAATCAGCAAACATGAATATTGATTATATGAATAATCCCTCATTGTATGGGAGAGTCCATGCTGCAATACAGAAGGAATTAACAAGAATTGCTGAATTTGATGTAGGTAAAGCAGAAAAATATACTAACAGAAACAGCTTGATGTATGATGCAATGTTTGAAAGCAGGCATAAAGATTCTTATCCTAACAATATCAATTCATTATTATATGATAAGGTAAATAACGATTACAGTAATATATTTTTGGGAGGGGATAAAAAACCTTATAGTACTGAAATGTTAAGACACAACATAAATGGAGAAATCAATAAAAGCATTATTGATATTAAAGATGAAAGATGGATAGATACTAAATTATTAACCGCCGATGATATTAACAATATAGATATTGTAAAGAATAAAATTAATCGTTTATATTGGTTTATATCAGATAGAACTAAATCAAAACTATGGCGTAGTGGCAAAAAAGACGATACATACGCAGAAAAAAGAGATATTTTTGATGAATTTAAAGCAGTAAAAGCAAGTAAAGAGAATAAATTCAAAGGAGTATATCAGACAAATGACCCGTTTGATATTGGCCTTGCCGATATGATAACAAGATATTATACTAAAAACGGATATTTAACAGATAAGGATATAATAAGGCAGTTGAAAAACGGGGATTTGATTAAATTTGATAAAGATAGTGGCTTGTTAAAGCATATAGTTAACAACGAAGTAGTTCATAAAACACGCATTAATAAAATATATGATGCTAATGGAAAAAGATTAGAATGGATACCTGATGAATTTATATTGTCGAATGACCAGCCGGGACGTATTTTAGGAGATATATTCGATAAAAAAATGCCACCAATGTCTAAAGATAATCAAATCGAAGATATGGTATGTGACATGATTGACCATGCAATGAAAACAAAATATTCAGGGAATATATCTGAATCAAAAAAAGCAGCAATTGTTTCTTATATGGCATTATCAGGTTTAAAAGGCAACCATGGGTTTAGTTCTACAATGCTTGGCTCAGGTTATAATAAAGGTATGTTAATTAATCCTTTGATGAATTTCAATATAAATAAACATGTACAGGAAACTAAATATAAAAATGATATAAACAAAATAGCACAAGTAGCAAAAAACCATAAAGAAAGAAAAGAAGCCTATATTGAACAAAGGAAAAAAGACTTTATGGATACGAGTGAGGAAGGTGCTATCTTTGATAGTGATGTATTTATGGAAAATGAAACTGCCGGATTAATATCGACAATGGCTATTAAATTAAATAATAAAGGCTATAAATTATATGTACCATCAGAAAAAGGAATGAGTAATATCCATAGCGTAATCAACAATATTAGCAAAAACTATGGTAATATGCTACAAAATAGCGAAATAACTGTCAATAAAAATTACATGCCAATGCGTAATATAATACCTGAAAGAGAATTGTCAATAAATAAGAAGTCGATCAACAAGCAAATGGGTATATTATTAAAAACAGGCAAGGAAAGCGGATTTAAAAATGAATTATACAAAATGAATAAAGACGAATTTTTTAGATGGACTAATGAAATATTAAAGAATTATTCGGTAATACCAGCATTTAAAAACATAGCCAAAAAATCCGGCTTCGAAAAGAATAGCCCTGAATATAACGAAGTGATGGACCAGGTGAATGTCTTTATGAGAGGTTTTGTAGGGAATCATTACGAAGCAATGCATAAATATTTTACTAATTCATTAACAGGTGACAGATACGTTAATCCTCAATCTGTAGTATTTGCATTGCAAACATTAAAAAACATACAGGCGCAGCCAATATATAACAAATTTTTCCAATATGCAGGTTATCATTCAAGAAGAGCGAACATGGTGATAGATGCTGCATCAGATGTAAGAGATAAAGACAATTATAATTCAATGTATGAAATAATGAAATTATATGATGTAACCAATAAGGGGCATACTAACAGCAGAACATCATATAATATTGGTGATATAATAGAAACAAACACAAGCACCCAGTCACCTTATCATTTTATGAATAAAAATCAGATTAATTATATAATACCACATAATTATATAATGGATACTAAGGATGCTGTATTTGGTGCATTAGCAAAAGCAAGCGACCATTTCAACAAAAACAGAAATAAATATAACTCTCTTAATATGACTATAAAAAACGGTGTTGATATTATAGATAATAAGTATCAAGAATTAAGGGATATTATAGATTTCCAAACAGAATTTAGCAGGGGAAAACCTTTAACAGGGAAAATAATAATAAAAAATGCAATAGATAATGAAATGGCCGGAAATAGTGCTTACGATGCCTTATTAAAAAAAGATTTATCCGAAAACGATATAACAGACCAAAACATTAAAGATTTCGTTGAAAGTACGATTAAAGCATACGAAACAGTTCACGGCGGGATAAAAGAAAAATATGATAATGACTCTATCAATGAATTTGCGTCAGCGTTTAAGGCTTATGCAGTATTAAAATTAAACTTTTCAAAAGCGGCGGATACTATGATGTCAATGGCATCAATGATAGCTGATAAATATGATAAATGTACAGATGAATATAATCGTGGCCATATATTAACTTCAATAAAAGAATTGAAAAAATTCAGCAAGTTATTTTATGAAGCTGATTCAAAGACTATGAGAAACATGTCAAGAGAGTTTTATAACAAAAAAGGCAACATTGATGTTCTCAGTGAATTAATAGGAGGATACAATGAAGACATGCAAAACGTAGCAGGCCAGGAGATGAACGAAAATAGCATATTTTATAATAAAGAAGCACATGATAAAGCATTACATATTGCAAGCGCAAAAATGGCTAAATTCAAAGGCTATGTAATTGGTACGAACGAAAGAGACCCTAATCCGGTTATAATGTATGGTAAAAGCATGTATAACAAGGGGATGGATAGGAATGATATTATTTTCAATATGGCCAAAATGCTTAATATGGGGAATAATAAAAAGAAATTAAGCGAATTGAAATTAACACCTGCTAAAATGGCAATTAAAATGTATTCGGCAATAGCTAATCATGATATGATAGCAAATACTCACGGCGGATATATGTATAATATCTTAAACAGTATAGGTGCAAAAGGGTTCGAAAGGCCGTATCATACCCTTGATAACGTTGATAAACGTGAATTCGAATCATTAGCAAACAACATAGTAAAAGACAAGATTGATAATATAATGGATTACCAGACTAAGTTACAAACTTATCAGCAGGGTAATAAAAGCAAAATATATTGGCATCATACAGATATGGCAAAGGCAGATAAATTCTTTGAATTTAAAAAAGAAGATGATTTTGCCTACAATATAGATGCTTACGATATTTTTGAACATTATATAGAAAGAAAAGAAGGTAATGAAGAAATCAACACTGATGAAATGTTCAGATATGATAATGTAATAATCAATAACAAAGTCGAACAAATGTTTAAGCAGGCATTAATGCCTTATGAAACAGCAATGAGAAACGAATACCTTAAAAACCCTGACAAGAACGAAATATCACATCAGGTAATATTAGGTGAATTATCTACAATAGCGGGTAAAGAAACATTATTTAATAAAAGAATAGACCCACAAGTATTCCATGATGTATTAGACAAAATACCGGAGAACAATAAAAAGATTGCTGTAATGAATGAATTAAGGCCCGGCACTGACATTAATTTATCTTATATACATGGCGATAATATTGTTGATTATACCAATTCTAAGCAAATGAAAGGGCCGAAAATGTTTAATATGACCGGTAAAATATTAGGCCTGCTCCAACCGGAAATAAAAGATATGACAACATATGACATGAACCCATATTCAGATGCAGAATTTAAAACGGCTAATCCATTGCCTAACGAAAGGTATATAGCAATGTTAGGTACAGGCAGCAATAGTAATAAATTGTATGTAATAAATATCGATCACGTAGTAGATTTGTATTCAGGCACTCCTTATAGTAAAATTGACAAAAGTATAGCTAAACATACTAATAAGGTAATGAATAAACACGCTTCTTCTTTATTAACTGAATTGCATGATAACGCAGATTTTAAAAATACTGAATATACAAAACATTTAAGGGAGTTACTTGGTGAGCTGCCTGAACAATTCAGCTTTAAAAACAAAGAAACCAATGAATACAAGACAGTATATAATAATAGCAGAACAATTAAAAACAATGCTACTAAATTACATAAAGAAATAATCCAGATAAAAACTGATAATAAAAAAGGCCTTGCAAATAAATTGAAAAAATTCCATAAATTCTACAATAAAATGCAAGCATGGGAAGTGTACCAAGGCGGTAAAAATGTTATAGAATTATTAGCAGGGGCAGCGATAACCCCATTTGAACCGAATATCGGAACAAATTTAATGGTAGATGCTGCCGGCAAAATAGTAGGAAGAAACATTAAAATAGTTACGCAGAATATAGTTGGAGTTACCGGCGATGTTTTAAGAAAAGGAACTTTTGAAGATATAGTCGATACATTCAATACTATAATTAACCTTGGTGGGGGCAGTAATAAAGAATCAACAGGTTTGCAAAAAACCTACGCATTACAAAAAGGCCATGGCAACAGGATGACAGAATTTAATGATATAATTAACAACATTATGGACCATGATGTATTTTCATTAGATAAAAGAGGATGGAAAGCATTTGGCAATTTATTTAAAACAAAAGGGATTGTTGGCAAGTTTGAAAAATATGCTGAAGAATTGTCAGAATTAGAACGTACACATTTCGCTGATTGGAGCGTTGAAATGAATGATACGTTTAAAAAACTTGGCAAAAAAATAGGCTTGTCAATGGTGAGCACTAAAAATAACAATGTGTTTGCTATTAACGGATATACGCAAAAAGAAGCGCAAAAAGCAGCCATTAATATATTTGATATAGTCAACAATATAATGACATTAAACGGGATTTACAGCCGTATAGAAGGGCTTTCTACATGTAAAGCATATCAGGATATGGAGAAAGTAGCCGACAATAAATTAAACAACATTAAAACTGCAATGTCTGAGATGGGTGAAAGTGTAAACAAAGACTATCATTTAATGTTTTTTGAAAATATGTTGGATGAAGGAGTAAAGAAATCGATAGGTGATTATACCAGAACATCATTGCATAATAGTAATTTGTCAAGAACATTAACAATGTTTGACAACTTCAGGCGTGAACGAAATATAGACCAATCAAAATATTTATACCAACGTAATCAAATAATTAATGCAGTATTACAAGATATAAGAACAGACAAGCAAGTTCTTGATATATTCAAAAAAAACAAAATAACAATGCCGTTAGGTGATAGCTTTATAACATCAGCTAAAAAAGAAATGATAAAAACATTTGCAGGCAGTGCATCGTTATCTATTTTAGGCCTTGGGTATGCATCAATATCATTACTGCCCATCATATTCGACAGTAAAGCCGCTTATAGTATAACCAATAGTAAATATTCTGATACTGCAAATGACATTTTATCACCTCCATTTGAATATTACGCACAGGCATTGGAAGTCTTGAAAGACATAGCATTATATATGACAGCCGAACCTGAAACAAAAAAAGACGGTAGCATTAAATCAGCTTATGCAAAAAAAGAAGAAACATATTTGAATAAACTAACTTCGAACTTATCAGATGCAATTCCTCCGTTGTCAGGCATGGCAATGGATAACTTGAAAGATATAATGTATAAAACATTATTTATAAAAACTGTAACAGAAATGAAGGTACACGGCGACGATGCAAAAAATTATTTTGAAAAAAGTCTAAATGAAAGTATATTGTCTATGGTGCCATTAGGCAAAACAGCACAACAAATTATGAAGGATTATGAAAAATATGAAGAAAAGCCTAAAAAAGAAAAAACTAAAAAAATAACTAATAAACGTTTGTTTAAATAATAACAGGAATGACAATGCTTGATATTATCCGTAAATTTACAGTCCGGTATGATGGAAAAGAAAGAACAGGATTAACCAAAGGAAAAAAATACGTCGTTATAGGAGTAATCAGTGATGGAGGTATTGAAAAGTTAATGGTAAGAGGTGACAATAGTAAAATATGCAAAATTGATGAAAAAGATGTATATGTAACATTCATAGAGGATGTTGACAAAGAAACAGATGTAATCAAAACAGTTATAAAACAGGAAGAACCTGTTGTTGACAACAGGACAGAGGAGGACATACGTACAGATGATATTATTGATGAATTAACTACAGATAGAAGAAAAAGCAAAAAAAATTCATAAACAATTGAATGCAATAATATGGCTATAGAACGAGTAAAATTAACCGATAAGCCAATACCTTCGCTTAGTGATAATTATAAAATAAACAAAGACTCACATAATTCTCATGTAGATGCTGAAAATAACAGAAGAGAACAGATTAATAATGATATATTAAACACAATATGCAACATGGACCCGTCTTTGTTGGAAAAAGTATGGTTGTTAATTACTAATGGTGATACAGTTATAAAATTAGCTTATTATGTTATATTAATAGTATTAAAAATTAAAGGATTATCAAAATGACAAGTGCTGAGATTAAAGATAAGGTAACGAACTACATGTCTTATTCTGTCGGTATATTAAGCGCAATATATGGCATTATATCGATATTTGGCATTAATGTAGGCGAAGACATGAAAGAAGTAATAATAATAGCAGTTGAAGTGGTAATAACACTTGCAGTAATTGTTATAGGCTTTTTTACAGGTAAAAAAACAATTGATGATACAATGAAAATAAATGAATAAAAATGATGACATATTGGTAGAAGTATGTGATAATACTGCTTCAATAGATAATTATAAAGAACTTGGGATTTTTAAATTTGCTAAACTCCACTTTCCAAATAATTTCTCATCTGATTTCGCCCAATTGCATTATGAAATGACAATGTTATTATTCAGATTATTAGACCCAACAGTTACAAAGAGGACCGAAAGGCAATCGTATTTTGTAGTACACAGGGAAGCTGCAAAATCAACTGTCGGGTCATTTTTATTTCCTTTGTATTTGACTTATTTAAAAGGGAAAATAATAATAGTAAAAAGAAAACAATTGAAAAGAGTCGATGATTACGATTATGAAGGCAACTGGATAGGAATAGGAGACCCTGATGAAATAATAAAGATACCAATAAATGAGAATTTTATAGTTATAGTATCTAAAACAGCATCTTCAGCAGAAGATTTCGTTATGGACATAAAAAACACTATAGATAAAAGAGCGGACCTTGCAAGAATATATGGTGAAAAAAATCCTAAATATATAGAAATTGATGATGATGACAGCCTGCCTGAAAGACAGGGGGATAAGAAATGGACTAAGCAGTTATTTATAACATCTGATGGCACTGTAATTAGAGGGCTGGGAACGAATCAGGCAGTAAGAGGCAGAAAAGTTAATAATAACAGGCCTACATTGATTATAGCTGATGATTTATATGATGAAGAAAATGTTAAAACAGAAGACAGAAGGAAAAATATAGAAAAATGGTTTTTTAATGCATTAGTCAATAGTCTTGATGCTGATAAAGGCAAGATATTGTTTTTAGGCACTATAGTCCACCCGGATACAGTTATTAATACAATCATGAAGTTATATAGCTGGTATGGTATAATAAGGCCTATAATCAGCATGGAAGAATTGCAGAGAGCAGTTCAGTATGTAAATAACCTAAACGGTTTTTCATCAGAATGGTTATTAAAAAAAGAAAGCAAAAAAATATTATCAGAATATGAAGAAAATTTAGAAACATTATCTTGGCGTGATAAACATCCATTACATTATATCATATCTTTATATAAAGAAAAATCAGACACGCATAATCTTAATTATTTTTATCAGGAGTACATGAATGAACCAATAGCTCCTGAAAACAAAATGATTAAGGATGATGCGTTTATTGAGATACCATTAAAAATAACCAACGAAAAAGGTAAACAAAGGATAGAATTTGAAAGAGACGGCTATATATGGTATGGGCCTGTAATTCTTGATATAGGTGTTGATATAGCATCAAGTATAGCAATGAAATCTGATGATACTTGCATAACATTGTCAGGCATGGCAAGATGCTGGCCTAAAATACCTGGGTACGATTGGTCAATGACGGCTAACAGGCTAAAAGAGGGTAAAATATTCCCAATATTAGCCCATATAGAAGCAGGGAAATATGCAATAACAAATTATGAGAACCTACCCGGTATAGCTGAAGCAATTGAAAATTTGACAAAAATATACAAAATAAACAAGATAAAGATGGAAGCTAATGGGCAGCAGTTACAAATTATAAGAGAATGTAGAAAATATTTAAAAGAAAAAAATATAAATGTTTCTATATGGGAAGAGTATTTTACGATTAAGAAATCTGAAAGAATATTGTCAATATTGCACCCAATTATACAAAATTATAAACACATATTATGCCAGCCCAATCCATTAATTAGGAAATTATATATACAATTGCTTCAGGTAGGGATTGGTGATCATGATGATTTGCCTGACAGCCTAAGTATATCATTTAAAGATTATATATTCCCCGGTATTATAAACGATATAATAGACAATAAAGATAAGAGTATGTCAAGAAGCAATTATATAGTAAAAAAATTCGGCCATAACGCATGGAAATATTTATAAATATATATTGTCACTTACTTCTTCCCCCCCCCCTGCCCTTTTCCTTCCTTACGCCTAAATAGCATAATTTGTTGTTAATTATATTATAAAATAAGGAGTAGTTATGAATGAATATCGTATTGAAGACAAAGAAAAAATATTTACTGAAATATGCAGTGATATTGATTGTTGCGAAGATGACGAATTAAAACGTCATTATATGAAATGCTTTGATAAATATGGAGTCGATATACGACATTTTAAACAAAGCATAATGGACATGGACCCGTACAAATTAGCGGATATGTATTGTGATATGAACCATAATAGGGTAGAATTATAATGTTATTAATATATTCAAAAGCCGGAAACAACGAAAGATATTACAAAGTATATGAATCTATAACCGAATTCCAGGAAAGTGACGACAAAAACAAATTAAACAAACTTGACCGTTGTGAAGAAGGTGATTATATAATAACTGATAACGGCTATGTAGTACCTCTTATAAAAAAATATGTTTACGATTCAAATCCCAAGAATAAACATTATTTTGTAGATTTTGTATTTCCAAGAGCAAGGCACAGGGTGTGTTGTTATAATAGAAAATATTTTTTAAGAAAACCATTATTGTTTTTCAAAGAAAATATACCTAAACCAAAAAAAAAGAATTTAACACATCAGATGCGGCTTTTCGCTATATATTTATCAAGGGGTATTGATATAGTTGATGCTTTTAAATTGTGTTATAAGGTAAGATACAGAAATTTACATGTAGAAATAACAAGAATACTCAGTACAGATATATTTATAGATTATTTAATCAAGGAGTTAAAAATGCTGGATAAATTTAAAAATTCACTTAATGATAAAGGTGTGAATTATGACATGATAGCAGAATTTTACAAAAAGGAATTGAACAATGATAAGAACACGTTCGACCAGAGATACCAGATAGCAGAAAGAATAATAGAAATTCATAGTATAGAAGACAAAGACACAGATAAAGAAGAAGACAACAGCTATCAGGCCAGATTGCTCAAAAAACACTCTAAAATCGACTGCAACAATTAAATACATGTAAATATATGCCTATATCGATAAAAACCGTTATAAACGTATTTATGACGGTTTTTTTTTATATTATACATTATGGAGAATAGAATAATGGAATTAAATGAACTGACTCAAGATGATTTGGATAGCCTCAAAAACAATAGATATATTGTATTTATAGACAAATGCAGACAGGCCGGAGCGGATATATACAATTGGGATGGTGGTATTGAAAAAATGAGCTTCGATGATTTTAAACTGATGTACGATGAAGATATATATAACGAGAGGCCAATTGATGATGTATTGGAGAAAATATACTATTTTTATTGTTCACATTTTGATGATTAATATCTATATATTTAATTAATTAAAATAAATAAAGGAAACATTTATGAAAGCATATAAAATATTCGAGCATGATTGGACATGCAGAGGATTTAAGTACGAAATTGGTAAAACATATGAAATTAATGAAGCACCAGAATTATGTGATTATGGTTTCCATGCTTGTTTGAACCCTGTTGATTGCATCAGGCATTATCCTCCTACTCTATATAATAAATTCGCAGAAGTTGAATTAATGGGGGATGTTATAGGTTTAGAAGGAAACAAACAGGTATGTAATAAAATTAAAATAGTAAAAGAAATAGACTGGTATAGTTTTGTACATGATACAAATTATTCAAAACACAACAACAACATTAATTCAAGCCATAATGTAGAAAATGGTTATCTTATCTCATGCGGATCCAATATTAAAAATGGATGTAATATAAGGGCGGGAAACGACATCAGGATGGGTAACCATATAACAGGAGGAGCTAATATTCACGGCGGATATTCTATA